AGCAAAGTCGGATCCTTGGTCAATGAATAAGTTGTAAGTAGCTGCGCTCATTTAAAGTTCTCCATGATGAAATTATAACAAAGGGGACATTTTATGTCAAGTGTTATTTTTTTGGTGGTTATGTTGTAGTATTATTTAAGTTTCCTAAGTGCACTCTAAGGTTATTTCCATTGAAAATTTTCACTGAATCATCCAAAAGAAGTAACCTACCAGTGCTGGCAGTGCTTCTTCCTGTCTCTCCGATAACTAACTTATTTGCTGATATTGAATCTGTCGAAATATTTCCACCATCAATTGTTGTAAAGCTCGAGCCTCCATTAATTGAAAAAGATCCATCCCCTGCACTTCCTCCACTATGAAAAGTAACAAGACCTGTAAAACTTGTTCCTACCGTTTTCTGACTAAAAGTTACTGTTCCTGTATTATCTCGAGTGCCATTAGTAACACTTTCAACAGCAGTATAGCTTGCATAATAAATAACATTTTGGGTAGATGAAAACTGTGGAGGATTTACAGACCAATCATTGCCACCATTATTATCAACATCTAAATCGGCAAAAGCAGAGTCAGTACCTGCTAATATAGTGCTGCCTGTTTGAAAAGTATATGTTTGCGGCGATTGCGGCCTAGCAACTGAGGAATTTGCAGTATAAATATATCCAGTTACTATTCTAGGTGCTTCAGATCCGCTTGTACCCGGTTGAGCACTTTTAACAATAGGAATAGTAATAGTTCTAGTAAGAGTTCCTGTACTAGTTCCATCGCTTTTAGTTCCTGAAAAACTGCAAGTAACGTCAAACTTACCACCCAAATTATCAACTTGCGTTGAAGTACGGTTTGAAGCAAGAGATATAACTCTAGTAACTCCTGAAGTTGCTCCAGCACCGCTATAATTTACAGAAACAAGGTTAATACCTGAGACTTCCAGAGAGATAGTTATAGAAGATACACTAGGATCATAGTTGTTACCGGCTGCGTCGTAACTATAAGTAACAGACGATGCTGTGGCTTTTAAAGTAGCACTAATTCCATCTGTTCCGTCCGCACCCCCTATAATTAAAGGAACCGTTTCTTCATCCAAAAGAGTCGCAGTTCCAGTTGCAGTAAATAGTTGTACATTTACACTAGTTTGTTGCTGTTGAGTAAAAGTATGCGTAACACTAGTAGCTGCTGACTGTAGCGTTTGTCCATTTACTTTATATCTTCCGCTAAAGTCTGAGGAGGCGCCAGTGCTTCCTGTTATTTTCTTGAAATTAAAAGTTACTTGATTATTTCCACTAATGCTATTTGATGAACTTGAGCCTCCCCCAGTATATGAATCTTGATCGGGATCATATACTACAGCAGATGAATTTGGTACAATTATAAATTGATCTCCGGCGTCTCCTTGACTCCCTGGAGCCAGCGCTGTTATAGTAAAGGTTTTTTCATGATTTGCAAACAAGGGAGTTGCTCTACCATCGGTAGCTCTAATAGTAACAGTGCCCGTAGTAAAACCTGCAGATAGTCCACTAATTGTTAAAGTTCTTTTTGTAAGAGTATTACTAGATGCGCCTAAAGAAGCTGTTATTCCATCATTTGAGGGATCTCCAACTATTGAGAAATTCCAGTTTGCATTATCTGCAGTACCATTTAAAAATATATTTGCAACAGTTTGAATACTTAAAGTGCCCCCGGTTTCAGGAAGAGCAGTATTATCAGGCTTATTTATAGTAGCCGCATCATTAGAAAGCTCCATAATGATACCATCACCACCATCTGAACCATCACTACTTTTACTAATTGTTACAGTATCAGTATCTAATAGATTCGAATTACTGTTCGCATTATCTTTAAATAATTTAATAGTGTGAGTTCTTGGGAGATCACTCGCTGCCGGAACACTATAGCTTTTAGATGCTCCTGACTGAACTGCATCATCTACTGTAACAACTGATGTAATTCCTGCAGAAGCATCAGGCACCGTCCAATTTAACGTATACCCTGTAGATGGATTTGGAGTACCTCCATCACTATCAAAATTATAGTGATTATTTGTTGCGCTTGCTGATATATTAAATGAGTTTGCATTTTTTGTAATAGTTTGAGTAGTTGTAATAGTCTCTGAATTTGAGCCTATAGTAACCAAAATATTATATACTATTGTTGCGGTAGTTGCCGTTAAAGAAGTATGCGGGCCTGCAACTAAAGCACTATTTGAACCGTTACTAGGAGCTGAAATATTTCCTACAGTAATATTAGTGGGAGACGTACTCTCTACTCTCCAGTGTGCCTTGACATTATTAGGAATAGTAGCACCAGCAGCATAGTATGGCAGATTTTGACCTGCTAAAAATACATTAATATTAGTGGCTGTTATGCTCATATCAAGAACAGCACCTTTTTGATCTACAGGTACACTTTCAAAAGCATTACTATTTGTAACAGTTATGCCATTAAAACCGCTCTTAGATTTTGAAAAGGATTGTGTTCTAACTACTGAAACATCGTTTTCTGCTTCAATAGTATATTGAATAGAAGCAGTATCAGCACTCCAGTACGAAGTCCCAGTATTAGCTTTACTAAATTGATGATCTGCAATAGTAAGTAATTTAGTTGATGAACTAAAAGTTGCTTGACCTCTATTAATTGATGCATCAGGATTTTCTGTAAAAGTAATATTATAAAAACCTAATTTATCCTGGTCCGATAAATTATCCCAAGCAGTATTTCCTTCATACCTTGATAAAATATCAGAACCTTTTCCAACTTCGATAGTAGTTCCTGAGCCTGTTGCAACTACAAAATTGCTAGAATTGGCGGTACCCTCAATAATTCCTTCAGAATCTGTAACAATCGTATGAGCTTCATTTGATAAAGAAACCCAGTACCCCCCTCTCAAAGCATGAATACCAATTATCGTAACTTCATCGAAGGCTTCAACAGTATTACTACCATTTTCTCTAACTTCAACTTTTACAGTAAAAGTTTTTTGATTCTTATTAGTACCCCAGTTATTATTATAAGAGGAGGGCACTACAACTGTTGCTGTTGCTCCAGAACCAAAACTTCCAAAATTAGACGATTTAGTAAATGCATTTGCATTATGAAGTAAAGGCCCAGAAAAAGTAAACTTATACTCTGGATTTGTAAAGTTTTGATGAGTTGCAGTAAATGTAATGGTATTATTTGATCCATTCATTAGAGGATTTGTGCCTGCCTCATTATATATAATGCTAAAGTCATTAGCATTTAAACCCACAGTTTTCCCTGCAACACCGTCAGATCCAGCAATAGTTTTAGTTATAAAACCAGTACCTGTAGCGTTTAGTCCAGGGTTATTCTTCTCCCTAACTTCTGCAGTAATCTCTGCAGGAGCTCCTGCGCTTGCTCCTGTACCATAGGCGATTGAATTACCCTGATTTTCTGTTGTAATTTGTTGAGTATATACAAAACCTCCCGCACTATCTGGATCTTGGAAAGTCGTAGTATCTGCAGGTGTAGGAAGCCCTCCGGAAGTCCCAGTTATTCTAAATTGAGGATTTTTAAATCCAATCGCAGTTACTGTAGCATTAATAACTCCTGCTTGAGTTATCTGAGTACTACCATCACCACTATATTGAATAGTTGGATCTGAAGGAGTTACAACAACATTTAAACCGCTTAAGTCTAGTCCGGGATCTATAGATATAAATTTTTCTAATGTAAAGTCATGTGTTGTGCTTGAAGAAGAATAAGAGGCATGCTTTATTCTACCAAAAACAGCATCATCTCTAAAATCTGGTCTGTAACCATATCTATATAGTATTTCTCCTTGTCCAGTCTGGAATGCTGCTATGCCTACATCTTCTTCAAAACTGCGATCAATTATAAGTTCTGTATCACTAACTACTGCAACAACTTTTGCTGCGTTAGGAGCATTTATCTCTTGAATAAATCCTGTACCGCTAGCGGGAGAAGTTGTTTGTCCTTGATAGTCAGAAACATTAATAGTTACACTGCCATTACTAACAAAAGACGGGTCATTCGTATTTACAGTTCCAGCATCGTTTAGAGAGTCATAAAGTTCATAGGTTGTTAAATTAATTCTTTTTACAAAAAAGGTTTTATTATTAAAAGCATTTGCAAAAGTGCTGTTTATGACTACAGGGGTAGATGAATCATAAAGAGTATTTACTCCTGTTATTAAAACTTGAGCATTATCACTAATACCTACAGAATAAGTAGTATTTTGTATTGAACCAATAAATCTAAATACTATTCTAACTTTATTTCCAACAGTTTGAATATCTCCTATTTTAAATCTTTCAAATGAAGGTGCTAAAGGTTCTCTAGGAAGGATAATATCTCTGGGTTTAATATTATTTTTCCAAGAAGTGCCTGAGCCTAGAACTCTATTGGTTCCTGCTTTAATATAAACTTTACCGGCATTAGATACTGTTGTCCATTCAGTAGCCTGAGAAGATCCTCTATAGCCGTTTTGTATTATTTTTCTAAAATAGGGTAAATTATTTAAAGTTGTAGTATCCCAATATCCTAGACGAGTGGTTCCGTCATACAATAAATAGTGCCATTCTCTATCACCGTATTTATTGCCTATACTTGAATTTATACTATCCGGATAAGCGCTTTGACCAGCATCAGCTATGCCAAATATTCCTATATCACTTAAAGAAGTTGTAGCTACATTTGGATTAAATAATTGATTACCACTAGAAATACCTGTAGGATTATCTAATTGCCATCTTAACTTGTGCGTATCTTGACGCGTTGCTTGAGTTGAATCAATAACTTTTTCAATACTAGTATTTGCAATTATTCCTTTTGGTAAACCTCCTACTACCCTTGGTACATAACTACCATAAGGATCTGTAGCATCATAAGTAGTTATAGCAAAAGTAGATTTATTACCTTTTGAAGAAATAGTGCGTACTTTAAAAGTGTGCATTCCATCAGGGACACCTGTAAATCTATAAGAATTTTCTCCTAAGAATATGGGATTTGGTATTCCTTCAATATCATGTCGAAGTTCATAAGATGCAAAAAAGGAGTAGTCTCTAGTTCTTGTAACATCATTCTCATCAACATAAGTTTCTGTAACAGGATCCCAGTGAAGAATTAATTCTTCACCTGCTTGAGAAGCATCACTATCAATTTGAACATAAATATTTGGAGGAGGCGGAACATCCAGACTAGTATCTTCTACTTCTGGATAAATACTTGTTCCTATAGTTCCTAAAGCATAATCTTTATCTACAGCATCGTATTTTTCATTATAGTGCTCTACAGCAGATATAGTATATAACTGCTTGGCATCATCTTGAGCAACTACTAAAACTTTATAATTTTTTGCAGATCCTAAAACTTGAGTGCCTGCACTACTGTCTTCAATAAGAGCCCAGATTGTTTCTGCCTGAGGATTATGAGTTGGAGAAGCAGAAAGTGCTAAAGATGAAACAGTTCTAGTTGTCTCACCCGTTGCATAGCTAGCATCTGAATTAGTAATGTTATCTTTCTGTACAAAAGTATGATCTCTATACTCTAAAGGAAGAGGTATTGCTTCGTATGTTCCTGTACTACTTTTTTGTCCGCTAGCAGCAAGACCTGTAACACTACCTGTATTTCTTAGGTAGTGTGCTTGAGAAACTATACTTTCAGTTCCTGTACCAATGACAGAATTGGTAGGAACAGGCGCATGGCTAGTTGATTGAGTTACATTTCCAGCACTATCCGTACTATCAAAAATATCGAGACCATCAACAGATTTTAAATCTATTAATCTAAATACTTGAGTGCCAGTAGCTACATCCTCTAATCCTCTAGTAGTTGCAGGATACCATATACGTCCTTCATATAATTCTCCTCGGTTTACTGGAGTTGCATTACTATCAATTTGTGCATCAACATCTAGCGTAATTGGATCTAAGCCTGTGTAAAATATTCCAGGAGCTGTAACAAGAGTAGAAAGCTCATAAGAAGAGCTTTTATTTAAAGTAATTTCTCTATCTAAAGTAAGAGTTGTTCCTGAAAAAGATTTAACTCTACCACTATAATCTACTCCATACCTGTCTCTATCTTGTACTGCAATTATGTCCCCAGGTCTTAAAAAAGAAGCATTTAGTGCAGTTTGAAAATTTATTATTTCATGCTGATTTTGAGCTGTCCAAAGCTTCCACCTGCCTACTCTAAGAGCTTGAGCCTCTGATGTACATCCAAATGCAACCGCATTTTCTGTAATAATTTTTCCGCTGCGAACAATAGCATCCCCATCCTCTACAACTAATGCAGTGGGTTCATAGTTAGCTTTTGGATTATTATAGGTAACTCTAATTTGGTTAGCACGAGTTTGCCTACCGCTAGTTTCATACTTAAACTCTCCTCCAATAACATTTGCTTTGGAAAAGGTAGCTATAGCCTCTCCTGGAGCATCTAAAACAGGTAAGAGTTTGCCATCCATATGATACATCATGGAGGCAAAAATAGTTGCCATATCTTTAACAACTTTGTAGACATCTGTTGATTTTGCTAAAAAGACGTTTGCTCTAAATCGAGGTTCTGTACCTCCTTGACCATCAGATACTAGTTCATCACAGTATTTAGAAATTCTATATAGTGCATAAAGATCAACATCTTCTGGCTCTATCCATCTGCCTACTCCATATCTATTATTTGTAATTAGGTCAAAAAATACCCAAGCAGGATTATCTGTATAATGAAGATCCTCTGTTAGATCTCCTCTCCACCACTTACCATATTTTGCGACACCATCTGAACTCTCTTCTCGAGGGGTATAAGAAGTAGGAATTTTTACAAGAAGCCCGTCTAGCTCATAAGATCGTCTAGGTACATTTTGAAATTCTTTTGATGAAAAAGTTACAGCAGCAAGAGAGGTATAGGGATAGTTTAATTTATCACTAATTGTTGCTGATAAATCGCCAGGCCCTATAGCGGCATTTGCTTGTAAGTTCCATTTGTCTTTATCAGTTTCTCCTCCAGTTCCTCCGTCCGCTCGACTTGGCAGACCTTGATGTCTTGAAAGACGAGTAATTCTAATATTAAAAGTATCAAAAGGCTTAAATTCTTCTAGCCCTATTACATGCTCAAAAGAAATGGGAGCTGTAGTGCTTGCTTGGTGAGAAACTACTCCTCCAGTATCGGCAAATAAAGTTTTATACTCACTAGTTGCTCCCGGAAATGCTCCTGATTGAGCAAATAAAGTTGTTTGAATTTCAAAAATATAAAAAGCATAAGCTGTTTCATTACCACCCCCTTCTTGATTAAAAGTAAGTAAAGAGGGATAATTTATTTTAATAGATACAAAGTCTGCTTGCTTAGCTTGAGCTGCGCTCAGTCCGAAACTAAGACCACTTGAAGAACCGGATGGAATAACTAAGGGTGTGGGCTGACCGTCATTTGCAAAAGATTGACCCTCAGGATAACCTGCAGTATCATAAACTCCGCCAATAAGATTTACAGCTCCAGTTCCACCATTTACAGAAGTTTTTGCCCATGTAGGAAGTAAAGATACATCATTTAATTGTTTTAGCTGTACTCTCTGCCCTCCCAAGCCAGTTGTAGTAATACCATTTAAAAGACCACTTATTTCTTGAATAGGAGCTTGGTCGGGAGTTCCAGGTCTAAATTGAATTTTTCCTTTTTCTGTTTTCTTGTATTGAGTGCCATTAAATCCTCCTGAAAAACCAAAAGGACCCCCTCCACTTGCAACAACAGGATTTATATATACTTCGGGAGGATTAGAGTCTGCAATAAAAAAATCAGCTCTTGAACTACTTGATGAAATTCCTGATAAATCATCTTCTAAAGTAATACTAACATTGCTATTTATTGTTTCTATTTTCGAAGCTTGGTATACTAATAATTCCCAAGCCCCTACTTTTTCAATAGATCCTTCAAGAGTTCCCGCAAATGCAGTAGTTCCATCAACCCCTGAGGATAGATTAGCATCAGAGTATAGCTCTACTTCATTATCATTAATTACTTTTACAAAATAAGTGTCATTTGCTGCATTACTTTGGTCAAAAACTGTTACATTATCGCCCTCTACAAAACCATGCACTGTTTTTGTAGTTAATCTAACAGGATTATTCTGTGTTCTAGCATTTAGTAAGGGGCTGTACTTTAGTTTTCGTAACTCAGGACTAATATTTGTAATATATGCTGCCTTTCCTACTGCATTAGAAGAGGTAAAAACTGTAGTTTCTCCCCAGTATGCTTGATTTGTTGTTTTATCCCTTAAGTAAACGTAAAATAAATTTTTCTCATAAGTATCATATAAAGTATTAGCAGTCGTACCATTATGAAATTCAGTTGAAGTTGCAGGAGTTAAATGAATATTTAAAAGTTCATTATTCAGAAGAACTTTTTTAATTCCCGCGAGAGGAGTAACTTTAATATTTACATTACAATATTTTCCTATATCGTCACTATTTCCTGTATAGCCTTCAATATTAACTAAAGTATCACCGGGGTTAAGAAAAGTTGCGCTGGGAAAATCTGAAACGCTAAGCTCTTGTCCAGGTAAAGATACCGCCTTAGGTTGTCCTAAAACTGTTCCGCTTTCAAAAGGAATATCATCTAAGAAAACAGATGCATTTCCATTTACCAAACCTTTAATAGGGCCTTCGCAAATAAGATCTACAATTCCCATCAACTGTTCGGTTGAACCGGATTGCTTTATTACTTCTCCCGTAGGCGTATTTTCAAATTTATCATTCCCAGTTGACATTAGGATTCCTTATAAACATCTGTGTACTTTTGATCATACCCAAAATCAGTACCTTGGTAGTTAACTCCTTTTCCATGCACAAAATATCTATTTGCATTTTTTACATCAAATGTAATAGGTCTGCCCGGAACTCTTAATCTTCCATATAAAATAGGTACAGGATCTCCTTCAAGTATTGTTTGTCCAGCTCCTTGGAAAAGGTAAGATTCATCTTGATCAGGAGAATCTACTGAAGGGTCTGGCATTAACATTTGTTGAATACCCATCATTGTTAAATTTATACCAATCGCCATAGCCGTTAAACCTATGACAGAAACTGATTTGCCTCCAATCGCTATTGTAGGGCCCCAAGTAGTGGGGTTATTAATAATTAGGTATCCTATTATAATTAGTATAATACCTGTTATGATTTTGCTTATAGCACTTTTAGAACCTGCTGGCACTGCAGATATAACCATGTCGCCTTCTTCATACTCATATAAAAGTTCATCCTCTTCATTAATTTTTTTCTCACCAACTTGACAAGTAAAACCAATCCCTTTTTCATGGCATTGAACTAAATAATTCTTAAAATCAGAAAAGTTTGCCTCAAAACATCTAATAGCCTCTCCAAAGGTTGAAACATCCATCTCAAACTCAGAGCCATATCTGTCTGCAATTTCACCTTCTAAATATACTTTACGCAACATATCTATAAAATCCTACTAAGTGCTTTGCCCAAAAAGGATAAAGACTTTCTCTACACGATATTCTTCCTACAGCGTGATGAAAAAATATATCATTATTAATATATACTCCACAATGGTTTGGAACTGCACTCTGAACACTAAAAGTTATTATATCATTTTTTTCCGGAGTATTGACTTTATAAAAGTTCCAGTTGTTTAAATTTTTTTCAGAAAAATAATTTAATCCTTTCTTCCACCACTCATCTTCAAAAGGGTCTCTTGGAGGAACAATAATATTTTCTTTTGCTAGCCAGTCTCTAGCCGCTTCAAAACAGTCTCTTACTCCAAATTCGTAGATTCTGCCTATCAAAGGATTTGATAATTTTTTTGGTTCTACTATGTTTAACTCCATATCAGGATAACTGTATATATGATATGGTATTCCTAAAGCATTACAACAGTTTATATCATACTCTGAGGCTTCATTAGATGCGTCTGGGTGATTATGTACTATTGCAAATATATCTGCTTTTCTTTTGACATTCAAATAATCTGTTGAAGACATAACAAAATCTTCATCTGTCTCTGATACATTTTCACAAGGAAAAAACTCTTTTTTTCCTTTAACAATTCCAATTATCCCACAAGCTTCTCTTGGGTACTCTTTTTCAAAGTGCTTAAGTATATCTTCTATCATTTGTACTTCTTAGATCCGGGGAATCCTCCGAAAGGTAAAGTTTTACTTTGATCCAAAGTAGTATCAGAATTGTTTCCTTGGAATCTATTTTTACATCCTGTTAAAGTTTTTGAGCAATAATCTACTCTTTTCCAATAAAGTGGGGATTCTCTTGGATCTCTATTTATTGCTCCTGCAGGCTGTGCTCTTATAGCCTGCCAAATTTGTTTGTGAGTAGTATCATCAACAGAAGTTAAAGTCATCACTAAATCACCAACAGAGTAAGTACTAGATGCATTCCAAGCTGCTATAGATGGAAGTTTTGAGTCTCGTGCATGAATTAAAGTACCAGTTGAATTAAAAATATTCTCTCCCGCATAACATCTACCGCTTCCTGTGCTATCTCCTGTTCCATTTAAGGGCCAGCTACATCCTCCACCGCGTTTTAAGCCTCTTCCTTGGTAGTGCCATACACAGTAAGTTCCTATAACATTTCTTGCGGGGACTCTCGCCCCTTCAATATCTAAAGGGGTTGCTAGTTCAAATACTGCGATTAAATTTGTTTCCGAAGCAACTTTTTCTATATAGTAAGTTTGTGCAGGAAATTCTGCTGCATTTGCACTATTTGTATTACAGTTTGATAAAAGAGTAGAATGATGTATTACTTTTGTTCCTACAAAATCATCATTTGATTCAAATTCAAAAGCTCTTCTTATACTTTCTAATACTTCCTCTGAAGCACTATAAACATCCGCGATTGCAACATTTTTTGTAAGTCTTGGAATATTTGCAATACTAAGAGCGGGTCTTTGTTGTGCTCCTGTTGAACTAAACTCCCTTGCTCCAATTTGAATAGGAGTAGCAACATAATTATTTTGATTAAATTCAACTTGATCCGTTCCATCCTCTAGTCCATTAAATATATAATATTTTTGAGGACTACTAGAGTTTGGATTAATTATTATATCAAATAGCTCTACTAAAGTATCAGGATCTCCTGTACTTGTAATTATTTCTTGTTTTTGTACTATATCTACTAAATCGACCATGATTAAGGTTCATAAACTCTTTTAAAAGTTGCAATTAGTGCTTGAACAGTAGGCTGAATATAGCTAATACTATATTCTTCACAGGTTACTTTAAAGGTTGTGAATGTCATAGTGCCATCTCCATTAGAATTAAAAGTATCAGTTATTTTTAAATCAAAACTAATTGCCTGCTTTAAATCTAAAAATCCAGCTATTAAATGTATTTCTTCTGCGGCTCTATTACTAAAACTAACATTAAAACTATCACTTCTAGGATTTATTCCTCCGATAACTCTTTGTTCGTATCCGTCTCCAAAATTAGCTCTTAAAATATTATGCTTACTTTTTCTTGTAAAACCTCTATCGGGTCTTACTATAACTGATGAAGCCGGGTTGCTAGCTAAGTTTTTTATTACTTTTATATCTGCCGGAGAAATTTCAAATTGAAAAGTTGACATTATGCCGCTCCATATGGACTAAGTATACCGCCCGGTCTTTTCTGTGCAACAAGTTCGTCTTGTACTGCCATTGAAATCATTTTACCTAGTCTTGAGGCTCTATCATTAGTTGCACTCATATCGTTTGTTTGTGCTTGACCATCATTAGCTACAGTAACATTTACAGTAACATTATTTATTCCACCTGCATTTCCTTGTAAGTCAACGGGTATGGAACGATTATTAGGTAGAGGTACTACGGCTTCTGTACCATGAAGCACTGCAGGATATCCTCTATCGGGGCCAGCAGCAATTCCTCCACGTGAGTAGCCATCCATTACTCCACCATATCTGCCCTTAAAATCGAAAACTCCGGGAGTAAAGTTTGCTTGGCCGGTAAACTGACCTCCGGCGCCTGCTGCTGATCCAAGTCCAAAGTCAAAAGAAGAAAATATGGCTGTTTGAAGAAGTTTCATTACTAACATTTGTGCAATCATTTGTGCTAATGCATTAAGAACGGCCTTTGCCATATTAACAAAAGCATCTTTTAGTGACATTGTACCTGTAATCATTCCTTGAATTCCTTGCTCTAAGGAACTTCGGAAAGTATCAGAAATATTATTTATATTACTTAGCACTACTTCTTGCTCATGTAATACAGTAATTACTTTTCTATGTGCTGCTTCTTCTTCAGCGGTAAGAACAATGCCCTGCTTCAACAATTCTATTTTATGTTCTTGGAATTTATTTTCTGCGGGATTTAAAGAAAAATTTACAATTCGTATATTATTTGCTTCAACTTCTCTAAGCATTGATGCTTCTTTTAGCTTAAGCAACTGCTGTGCTAGGTCTAGTTCTTGTTGTGCTAAAAACAGTGCTTCTTGTTTTGCGCGTACCTGTGCTTCTGCGGCTGCAACTGCTGCTTCATCAACTGGAATTTTTAGTCCCTCAGGAGTAACTCCAGGATTTTCAGCAGCGGAAAGTTCAGCTTGAGCTTGAGCTAAGTTTGATTGAGCACTAACTACACCTCGCTGTTTTCCAACTAATGTTGAAGCTCTTCGGGCTGCACCTGAGCCTAAAAGAGTTGGGGAAAGTGCAGCGCTTCTATCTAATAGTCGTTGAGATCTAGCTAAGGCTGTTTGCTCATCCATAGCTTGTTGTTGTATTAAACGAATTTTTTCGGCAAGACGAGCCTGCTCTTCCATTAAAGTAATTTTTATTTGTTCTACTCTATTTTGATCTTTTGCTAACGTAAAAGCCTGCTCTGCATTATCTACTGCAGTCTTCGCTGCTGCTATTGCAGTCGCCTCAGCCTCGCTATCTAATTGATTCTGTGCAAACTTAGCACGATTTAAGGCATCTTCAGCAGCTAATACTTTATTTGAAGAAGATAGTCGATCAAGTCCAAAATTTACTAGTTGTTCGTCGAGATTTCTGCCAAGAGTTTTTTCTTTAGCAATCTTTCTTTCATTGGACAGTATCTGATCATTTATTTCTACTATTCTCTCGGATAATTTTTCGGTTGCCTCTATTCTTTCTTGATTTAAAGACTGCGCATCTCGTGCCTTTGTAATTGCTGCCTCGTCTGCCTCTGCTTGAGCTATTGTTGCTTCTGCAGTATTTAATATTGCAGTTTGTAGTGCTATTTCTTCCTCTACCCTTCTTAGTGCTGATCCTTTACTAAAGAATCCGGCGCCTGCCTGTGCTTTGGGAAGTTGTTCTTGTAGTTCTTGGAGCCTTTCTAAAGCATCCGCTCTTGTTTCCTCTGCAGTCTTTGCTGCTGCTTGTGAGCTTTTAAACTGTTTTTCTGCTGCCTCTAAAGAAACCACTGAATCAGCAGCATTTTTCTTAAGAGCTACCATTAGTGCAACAGTAGGATCTAAAGCCTTTCCTCCAACCTGTCCTAAAGCTCGCATTTGTGCTTCTACATCTAATAGATTTTGACCGAGTGCAGTAGTAGATGCTCCTGCATTCATAGATTGTTGTGCTAGTGCAACAAGAGGGTCTGTTTGTGCAGAATCTGTAAAATCTGTTACATTCTTCGCTGCTTCAGCAAATTCAGGATTTAATGTAGCTAAGTGATCTATAGTAGTTTGTAAATTTGCATTAACTGTATCAAATTCATCTGCACCTTGTAAAGAAGCGAGTTCTTTAAATCTATTTAGTAAATCTGCTGATTGAAAAGCATTTCCAACAGCTACAACTCTTTCGCTAAGAGTTAAAAGATTTGGAGATGCTTGCACAGATGCAGTTTTTGCCAATTCACTATTTAAAGTCTCTAGCTCTTGAGCCATCTCTTCTGCTCGACTATTTAAAGCGGCCAAAGCAGGATCTATAGGGAATAACGCTTCTGCCATCTGTTTAAAAACATCTACCAAAAGTAATCCAATTCCAATCCATCCCGCTAAAGAGAATAAACCACTAACCATTCCTGCAACTCTACCAGATGCTGCTGCTATGCCGCCAGACAGTCCCGCTAATGCTTTTTTTGCAGAAATTGCGTATAATTTAACATCTAGAGTTGCTTTTTTAAAAGTACCGGCGTGTTGTTTTTCATACCCTTTTAAAATTGCTACTCGTTGAGCATAGGAATTTCTTAAGTCTGCTACCTGTTTTGCATTTGCACCTTTAAGTTTTCCAGTTATAACTACTCCATGCTGTTGAATTTGTTTTTCAGCATTCTTTAATACTTTATCTGCATTTACTTGAGCAGTTCTACTTGTGGCTCCTCCAGTTAAAAAGTCTGCTGCGGCTCTTCCATCTTCTCTTCCTCTTTTAAGGCCCAACTGATCTGTAACTCTTGCAGCATCCTCTTGTTGATTTTTTAATGCTTGATCTCTGTCTGCATCTAAATTTTTAAGAGTTTTTCGTATTCCATCATATTCTGCATCTAACTCTTTAATTTTTTCTTTTTGTAGATCAAAAGTTTCTTTTGATTTATCTTTCCAGTCGTCAAAACTTGGTAAAATAGATTTAATGATTGGAAGAGCAAATAATCCAAGAGCTGCAGTAAGACTTAAGGTTCTTTGTGATAAAAAATCAAAGATAGGAGTAAGTGCTCCCACTGCTCCAACTTTTATAGAGTTAATTAAAGATTCAAAACTTACTAAAAATTGATTTAAAGATGCTGCAGTAGGATCCATAATCTTTTCAATGGCTCCAAACTTTCTTTCTGCTTGTTCTAAAACATCATTTGCAACAGCCTGGGTTCGTTCTAGCTGTGTTAATTCTTTTACAGGTTTATTGAGTACTCTAGCATACTCTTCGGTGGCGTCTGCCAGACGAAGTGTAATACCTAATTCATCTAAAAGTTCAGGTTCTGCTTTAGTTACACCACGAATCAATCGATTAAAAGAGTCTGTTAAGTCTCGTCCAAGTGCAAAAGAAGCATTTTTTGCAGCATTTCCTAATTTATCTAATTGAGTAGGATTTAGGCCTGCAGCAGTACCTATAGCTGCTGCTCTTGCTGCTTCAGTATAGCTTATTTGTCCGTCAGTTGCTTCTTTTATAGAGTTAGTTATAGTTTTAAAAGCAACACCAGTAGCTGCTCCTAGTGCCTCTTGACCAGCGATAAGATTTCTGACTTCACTTGCAGATTTTAGAAACTGAAAAGCAGCACTTACAGCAAATACTTGAGCCGCCAGAGTTGCATAAGCAGGCACAAGACCTCCGGAGATGCCTTGTGCCATTTTTGAAAAGTTTTTAGTACCATTTGCAGACTGTTGAGAAGCACCCTTCATTCTGCGATCAGCAGTAAGTGCAGATTCTCCAGTTTTATCTAAGGCTATTCCTAGTTTTTTTGCATTTACGGCTACACGTTTTGTAGTACCTTGATCGTCTACAACTACGTCTATAAAAACTTTATTTTTTGCCATTAGCCACGCACATTATGGGTGTAACTCTTACCACCCCCTGCAGATTTTGCTTTTCGCTCTTCTGCTTTTCGTTTCTTTTCTGCTTCTTCTAATCTATATTTTACAAGATGACCTTCTAGCATTTTCATAAATAGAAATACTGGTTGTGGATTTTCAACATCATGTAATTCGAATATGTATTCTAAATTATCCCAGTTTTTACCTAAGTAACTTCCTGACATTCCATCCCAATTATCTGAAAGACAAGAAAACATAAAAAATGCCACTTGAACTTCTTCAGGAAATCCCGAAGGCTCGAGCGGCATTTTGGTCGGATCTGGTTCTTGTCCCAGCTGTTCACATATACGTAAATATTTTTCTACGTCTATCTGCTGGGATTCTCTTATGTAGCGTTCAAGTAGCTTATTTACTTCAGCTACTTGCTGCTGGTAAAATTTTCGAGATCACCTACCGTCTCAGTTACCCAAGAGTCCATATCAGCAGAATTTTTCATAAGAAGTTCTGCATTTTCTGGAGTATACGGCAAACAATCATCTGGTTTAAGTTCAGAAATATCGACCAAAAGAAGCTCTTCTAAGTATCGAAATTTAAGCCCTTTCCACCCTTTAATTACTGCTTTACAATACTCTACTAAAAACTTTTCTTCGTCCAGCTCTTCTAGCGGCTGTCGTGTTTTTCTATCGAACTTAGTTGTTACGCATCTTTTGCGTAACTTTAAAAGCTCCTCTCTTGCTAAGTAGCAAAGATCAACTGTCATACCTTCGTAGCCAGGAAAATCTAAAGTTACTGTCTTACTTGGAGTCATAAGACTCGCGAGAGAAACAGGAGTTTTATCAGTCATGTTGTGTTCCTTAAAAAGTTGTTAGTTATTTATAACACATATTATAGCGAAGGTCAGCTGATATGTCAAGAATTATTTTTATGACCTGGAAAGAAAAAACCCGCCGAAGCGGGTTTTAGTAAATATGTACTTATTATGCAGATACGCCGTGTACTTCCATATTAAACTCATCTGCCGTATCAAAATCTTCGGTATACGCACCAAAGTTAGATTCGAGAGAAATAACATCTTCAATACTGTGTACAGGAACATCAATGTGTACTTTTGGAAAGTTCAAGAAAACTCTTGGTGTTGAAGCTACAGTGCCTCCAACTTTGAAGGTAACATCAAACTCGTTAACAACTTTTGTAAGACCTTTTTGTGGGTCTACAAGATCTGAGAAGAAGTCTGCTGAAGCACC